AATTTCGGGCAATCCCATATCCATCACGGGCTTAAAATCCTCGCAATTAGCGGTTAATCCTGTCATAACCTATAACCCGATACAGGACTTACACGGGCAATCAAAGCCTTATCCCGCAGGTGGGGGGAAGAATAAGTTACCCATGACCGTACAAAGCATTAAAGATGCTAATACAAGCGGTACATGGAGTGGTAATGCGTACACTTATAATGACGTAACATTTACCATTTTGACAGATAGTGCTGATAATGTTACGGGCATTAATGTTAATTCATCACAGGGTGCAAGTTCAACAACGGCATTTTTCGTAACCAAAAACTATACAAATGCTAATTCATTAATCTTGAATGGTTGTCCGAGTGGTGGTGCAACAAATACATATCGTTTGGATGCAGGTACAGATGCTACATCTGACGTTGGAAGTGGAAAAAGTATTAGTGGTGGTTTGTCGGGTGTTAATATCCGTATTGTTATCTTTTCGGGCGTTACAATGTCCAATAAGGTATTTTACCCCATGATACGCCTTTCCACGGAAAGCGATTCAAGTTTTGCTCCCTACTCCAACATCTGCCCCATCTCTGGCTACGATAAAATTGAGGTTTTATCGTGTGGGGTAAACTTGTTTGATGAAGTGATTGAAACAGGAAAACTTGACGATTCAACGGGGCAAAATACACCCGCATCCGATAGGTATCGTTGCAAAAATTATATTCCTGTTGTACCTAACACCGCATATACATTTGGAAAGAATGGAACGGCGCAGGAAATTAATGTATTTTTCTATGATACGGACAAAACATTTATAAGCTATGATGGCTACGAAAGCGGATTTACTACACCAAACAATGCTTATTATATTAGATTTTATGCAGGAACGGTCATAAATGTATCAACAGGACTTCAATTAGAAGAAGGCAGTTCAGCAACAACCTACGTCCCCTACCATAAAACCACAGATTTATCCGAATCTTTGGGGCAGACGGTGTATTGGGGCGAGTATGATGTTAGAACAGGCAAGTTCAAGGTTATCGGTCAGATTATCGATATGGGGGATATAACATGGAGTTATGATAGCGGTTATTCAAGATTTTTAACCACGGATTTATCATCTGTCATAGTGAAACCTGCGACGGCAAGAACACAACAGTTATGGTTTAGTTGTTATGAATGTGTAACTGATGGCAGGAGCATGGCGGAAGTTACAAATGGGCAAGCATATAGTGGTGCTACGGGGGCAGTTTATGTACATGATAACCGCTATACAGATGGTGCTACCTTTAAAACCGCTATGGCAGGTCAAAAAATAGTATATCCTCTTGCTACTCCATTCACCATCCAACTCACACCCCATGAAATCGCACTTTCACAGGACTACGCTTATCTGTCTACCAACGGCTCACTTATCGAGTTGGCTTACCACAACGGCGAAGTTGCTACTCATGCGGATGTCGAACAGTTGGCGGAAACGTATAATCGTTTTGCTGATGGCATAACCTTTACCAAGTATACCGTGGTGGCAAATGCAGTAAGTGGGGACGGAAACAATTATCAATCTTTTGTCATGCCACATGGGGGGTTGGCAATAGTTCGAGGGAACAATACGGTCGCAAATTTGGGAGTGAGATTGTTAGGAAGTGTGGCTTTTTATGGTCAGCAAAATTCAGTAAATTCGTGGTGTATTCCTGTTAAGACTGGCGTTGTGATAGAAACAAGAATGACTTCAACAACCATAACAGTTATTGCATAATTAGTGTAACCCCATAAAATAACCATCTTCCATGTGTTTCTGATTGCTATTGACAAAATTGACATATAGGTATATACTGATATTGAAAGGAGGCTTATATGTCAAAAGAATCTCAATACAAGGCATCTAAAAAGTATGATGCTAAAATGGTAGTGCCGTTATATGTCAAGCTGAACCGCAAGACGGACGCTGACATTATCGGCAAGTTAGAGAACGTCCCGAATAAACAGGGATATGTCAAACAGGCAATCAGAAACGAAATGGAAAGAGAGGATAATTATGAAAAAAATGATGATGTTGCAAGATGCGGTCAAATGGTTAGATGAACACTATTCGAAAGAATTTGACATGGGTACGGATGACGATATGGCGCATAAAATAGCGATTGCAAGCCTAAAAGCATGGGAACAGGTTTTAAAAGAATTGGACGATAGAGTTGTTGAAGTAGACACAGGCAAAGCGGCTGATTTTGAAGAAACGAGAGATAATTATTATATAACAGGAATGATGGATTCAATGGACATTATAAGAAAATACGTTCATGGAATTGTAACCCCATAAAATAACCATTTTAGGAGGAGAGATGAAGAATCCGTTTCATAAACACAAGTGGTTCCTAAAAGAACGCTCAAACATAATTCAATATGATAATATGGGTTATGTGTTAAGATTATTTATAGTTAAATGTTCATGTGGTAAATCAAAACAAATGTGGATAGATAGTGCTGAATGTAAATCCGATTGTGTTTGTAAATGGTTTGACAACGATACATTTATGCCTATTCCACCTAAAGCAGAGTAACCCCATAAAATAACCATTTTAAGGAAGGAGTGATTCTATGACAATACTTAAAAGACTTGCAAAGTTATTAGATGTAAAGTCAATCGTAACGTTTGTGCTTACAGGAGTGTTTGCGTATTTATCGGTGAAAGGTGTAATCAGTGGTGAGCAGTTTCTTACAGTATTTACTATGGTTGTCAGCTTTTATTTTGGGACGCAGACAGGCAAACGGGAAAAGGAGGAAGAACTGAATGGCGATAAAACTGAACGATTGGGATAATTATCTTGAATCGAGAGTGGGTATTGATGTATATGTTTATGGTGGTAACGGAGAAACAATAATTACATTAATGCCAAAACTCACATCAATGGAAAAGTCACTTAATGATGTTGATAGAGTTTTGACGTTACTTTCAAAAAGGTTACTTCAGGAAATAAGTGTGTATGAAATCAGAGGCGAAGATTGTTCTGGGTTAGCTGTCAGGAAGTTACTTGAAGATAAAATAATCAAACACGATATGACCGCAAACGGATTATGGGATTACATTGTAGGAACTGATACTACACCGCCTCATGGTAAACGTATTCCTTTAAATGAAGTCAGAAATGGTGATTATTTGTTCCAAGGTAACGACAAAAACAAACATCATGTCGGTTATGCAGTATCTGACAAGTATGCTATTGAAAGTCAGAATCATGATGTAGGTGTTACTAAAACAATCATTTCAGAGCGTGGTTGGAATTATGCGGCCAGACCGGATTGGTATGAAGCTGAAAAGTATGTACTTACAAGAACATTATATCTCACAGACCCTTGTATGAGAGGCGATGATGTAAAACACGTACAGGAAAGACTTAATGAGCTGGGATATAATTGTGGAAAAGCAGACGGTGTGTTTGGTAAGAAAACTGAAATAGCGAGTAAGAACTTCAAACACGATGCTGGTCTTAAATCTGAAACAGGAACAGTTGGTAAAAAGACTGCGGAAGCACTCGGTTTTGAATGGGGAGGTTAAATGAAGATATCAGCATTTACAACAGACGAATTAAACCTCTTCCGTGATAAGTGTTCTTTTACTGATGAGGAGCGAACCTGTTTTGAGATGAAGATTAAAGATGCTTCAGACATTGAATTGGCGTTTGCATTGAATTGTTCAGATTCTAAAGTAGCTACGACAAAAAGAAAGATGCGGGATAAGATTGATGAAGTCTTGAGACAGAATGTACGCAAAGCAACTTATCCACAGCAATATCCAAGTTGTGGTAACTGTCAGCAAAGAATATTACACACAATGATTGAATGGGCAAGACAGCCAGACTTTCTTTCAGTTAAAGGTCAGGAATACGTTTATACAGATTACAGAACTGAAAAAGGAGTTGATTATCCCCGTTCTAAAATGGGTGACGGTGTACATTATGTATCAGAACTCCCCTTCTATACATCATGTATCACTGAAGAAGATATGGAGCGTTGGGATAATAAGCCAGATGTTTCAAGCAATCACTTTGGAAAGATAATTACGATTGACCATAATTACATTGGCGATAACAAGTTTGTATTTCCTACAAAGGGATATGTAACACTTGAGTTTAAAGCCGAGGGCATTGAACATGCTGAAGTAAGGATTTACGGAGCAAGTGGCAAGACCTACTTTACTTTGAGCAAATATACAGAACGTGATAATCAAAGTAAAGAGATAATGGTTGAAAAAGGTATGATGTGTGAATATATTTCAGCATCAGAGAGTGCCGAGATAAAGTTCTACCCATTAGTATAAAAACAGTTTTTGAATAGTTTTTCAACAACTTCATAACATTTTCTTAAAAGAAATCTCACAAGTTGAGATTTCTTTTTTGTTTTATAATCTCATCATCAAACGAAGGAGGACAGCGCATATGATGGACATAAGCAATCTATTAGCAACCACTATGAAGAATGAGCATTGTACATCACTATGCGCTTTTCTCATGTTCAAAGAAGGTGATGAAAATGGCGTACATCTACATCAATCCAAATCCCTCAAACAATCTGACGGGAGATTGCGTGATACGCGGAATAAGTCTGTTAATGAAGCAGGATTGGGAAACAGCGTATATGAACATAGTTCTACAAGGATTCATGATGCACGACATGCCATCTTCTAATGCAGTTTGGGGAGCGTTCTTACATCAAAATGGTTTTCAGCGTAGAACAATCCCTAACACTTGTCCCGATTGCTACACAATAAAAGATTTTACAAGAGACTATCCACAGGGCGAATATCTTTTAGCGACTGGTACGCATGTAGTAGCTGTCAAAGACGGAAATTACTTTGACACATGGGACAGTGGTAACGAAATACCAATTTACTATTGGCAGAAGGAGGCTTAAATGAATTACTATCCACAAAACTACAATCCGTATTATCAGAATCAACAGACACAGCCCGCTATACAAAGCGGTAATTTAGTCAGCGTAAGAGATGAGAATGAGGCAAGAATGTATCCCATAGCTCCGGGAAACTCCGTAACATTCAAAGATGAAAATCAGCCTTATATCTACACAAAGACAATGGGTTTTTCACAGCTGGACAGACCCGTATTTGAGCGATATAAGCTGATTAAAGAGGAGATTGCAGAAAATATACAGCCGAGTGAGAAATACGCTTTAAAAAGCGATTTAGCAGACTTGGTGAATAAGATTATGGACTTACAGGAAGAACTCTTAGCATTAAAGGGTGATAATCGAAAAAGAACGGAGGGAGCTGGAGATGTTGAACGCTAATCTTTTACAGATGATTTCACAGTTTAAATCTAATCCCATGCAGATGTTGGCATCAAAATATAATATACCGCAGGGTATCAACAGTCCACAAGACATTGTACAACATCTTCTTAATACAGGTCAGATTTCCCAATCTCAGGTCAATTCAGCTATGCAGTTAAAGAACAATCCTGAGATACAAAAGTTATTTAGATAATAAAGTTCGGCCGACTTTGTTATAGACTGGCAGTTTACTGTCACTACCCTAAAAAATTTATAGGAGGAAAATTTTATGTCATTATCAACAGACAACGGAACAGGCTTCTATATGCCTGTAGCTCCTGCATATGCAGGTGGAAACAATGGTTTTGGCGGTTTCGGAGGAGACGGCTGGTGGATTATTCTCTTACTTCTTTTCGCAGGTGGCGGATGGGGTAACGGTGGATTCGGTGGCTTTGGTGGAGGCTATGAGTTCCCTTGGCTTATGAATGGTCAGCAGAATATCAACACTAACACCAACAACGGCTTCAGAGATGCAATGATTAATGATGGTATCACTTCTATACGTGATGGCATCTCAGGTCTTTCAACACAGCTTTGTGGATGTTGCTCAGATATGCAGATGGCACTTGCAAATGGCTTTGCCGGTGTAGAACAGGGAGCAAATACAAGACAGATTGCTAATATGCAGACGATGTTTGGACTTCAGTCACAGTTAGCACAGGCAAGCGCAGATAACAGACTTGGTATTGCAGGTATAGGTTCTGATATTGCAAGAGAAGCTTGCGCTACACGTACAAACGACACTCAGAACACACAGTCTATTCTTAACGTAATCAATGGTGGCATTCAGTCTATCAAGGACCAGTTATGTCAGGACAAGATTGATGCAAAGAATGATGAGATAGCAAATCTCAGACAGCAGGTTGCAATGAAAGACCTTGCCGCATCGCAGGTTGCTCAGAATGCATTCATCGCTCAGGGCTTCTCAAATGAAGTTGACCAGTTGTATAACAGACTTAACAGCTGTCCTGTGCCTACAACCCCTGTCTATGGAAGAACACCCATTTTCACTTGCAATCAGAACACTTGTGGATGTGGGATGTAATTCGGAGGTGATTCTATGGCAGAGTATTTAGCAAATGCGGCGCAGAATGTAGCACTTAATGCACCAATCATTTTTACAGCTTCTATTCCTTGTTGTAAAGGATACATCTATCATGAAGATGAGACAGGAATTTTTACTTTGCGTGGAATGACCAATAACTGTTTTGCAAGATATCAGGTAACTTTCAATGGAAACATAGCAGTTCCTGAAGGCGGTGAACTTACACCTATAGCTATTGCAATAGCAGTTAGTGGCGAACCGAGGCTTACAAGCAGAGCGATATTTACACCGCAAGCGGTTGATGAATATGGCAATGTAACAAGTACAGCTATAATCACAGTTCCACGTGGTTGCTGTTTCAACATGAGCGTAGATTATGTGTCAGGCATCACAGATGACCCGACAGCTGTTCCTACACCCGTAATCAGTGTACAGAACGCTAACCTTACAATCAACAGAATAGCATAGAAAGGAGATTTATTATGGGACATAAATTGCAGATGTACGAAAACCTCCGTGATATGCTTGAGCGTGAGGTTGGTGAAATCGAAAGAAGGCATGATTTGAACAAAGATTCACTTGATAATCTTTATAAACTCACTGCCGCTTTAAAAGTCGTTAATAAATGTATTGACCGCCATGAGATGGAAGAGCAGGAGAAAAAGGGTGAGATGAGTAATAACAGCTACGGAAGAAATTCTTATGCAAGATACCCCTATTCAATGGAAGGCACATCTAACATGAGACCTTGGATGGGAAATGCATATGATGGTCAGTCTAACAATTCTTATGAAGGTCAGTCAAATGCACGTAGAGGCCGAGACGGAGATGGTGATGGTCGATACAACGAAAGCAGAGATAACTTTCGTAATAGTCAGGATAGAGGATGGTCAAATGCAGAAGGAAATTCCAACGAATACAGCAGAGACGCTTCCAGAAAGAAGATGGTACAAAAGTTAGAAACACTGATGGATGATACCATGAGCGAACATGAACGACAGGCGATTAAAGACTGCATCATGAAGATTAAATGATTTTAAAGGCACTTCAGCGATGAGGTGCCTTTTTTAAGGAGGATATATGAATACAGACGATATAAACAGCGAGATTAAAAGACTACTACAAGACAGCTCTTATGACTCATGCCAGAAGTTAGCGTCTCTGTACATTGTCAGAGACCATCTACAACGCACGGAAAGCACTCAAAAAGAGCTTTTTGATATTTTGCCGACATATTCTTCATATGCAAACATAAAACGCGAATATGAGCTTGGAAATGCAGGAGAAAGAGCTGTTATAAATTTAATGCGTGATTTATGCAAGGAGATAAAAGAATTTATAATTGCATTGCACATCTCAACCCATTCAGCTGATGAAAGAGCGCATATTTACAAGACTTTGGACGATTTACAAAAATTTTTTCAAAAAAGTGTTGACAAATGATTAAACGTGTTATATAATGTTCTTGTCGATGAGAGTTGGGTACATGAGAAAGTGAGGTAGACATATGGAAAATTACAAGAATCTTACAGTAGAAGAGCTTGAGGAAATCATCGCTGACATGGGTGATGAGTACGCTTACGGAATTTTACTTCTTTGTGGACCAGATTATTTTGATGCCGATTATGATACATACAAAGCTTATTCAAAGCGATTAGGAGGAGCGATAGAATGATTGATTATTTTCAGTACAATGTAAATCCTAAAGGTCGTAAGACTGGTGATTGCTGTGTGAGAGCAATCGTGGGTACGCTTGGCATCAGCTATGCCGAAGCAGTTGAGAGATGTGCTTATTATGCTAAAACACTTTGCTACGGAATAACTGATAAAGAGATTGTTGAAGCAGTCTTAAAAGACTTTGGATATGTCAAGATGAAACAGCCACGCAAGAAGAATGGCAAGAAATACACAGTTGGCGAGATGGACCAAGTGCTTACGAAACAGCAGATGCAAGATGGAGTGCTGGTAACTATAGCAAATCATCACACATGCATCACAGAAGGCGTGGTTCAAGATATATGGGATTGCAGATACAAGACAGTTGGTAACTACTACGTGATGAAGGAGGCTTGATTATGTATTACAGATGCAATGATTGTGTACATGAGTTTTCAAGATTGAAAGCTATTGAAGAACCGAGAGGTGAGTTTTGGGGAATACCTTGCAGTGAAACACTTTATGTTTGTCCTAACTGTGAGGGAGACGATATAGAAGAGCTTGACGGCGATAAAGATGATGATGAGTATTATGACATGATAGATTATGAGGGTGACAAAGAGGACCAGTATTACGATGACTTGATGGCAGAGGTGTTACGAAATCAGCAGTAAACTTTTTTAAAAATTTTTCAAAAAACGCTTGACAGATTTTTAAACGTGTTATATAATGTTCTTGTCGAGAGAGATAAGACACTTGAAAGGAGCAAACGTATGACAGTAAAAATCGATATTCGCAAGAGAGAAAATGTCGGTATAGATGATAACAGCTTGTTTATTTCTTTCCCATACAATCAGTCACTTGTTGATACAGTGAGAAGCTTTCCCATGAAGCATTGGGATGCTAAGAACAAAGAGTGGGAGATTCCATTCAACAAGCTTGCTGAGTTCATTGAGAAAGCTTCAGATTTTGAGATTGAGATTAACGCTGATGAGTATGTGTCACTTACAAAGCGCGAAGTCAAAATGCCTAAGGGTTTTGAATTTAAGACAAAGCCCTTTGAGCATCAGATAGATGGCTTCAATTACGGACTGAATCATGATAGATGGTTGCTTGCTGATGAGCAAGGACTTGGAAAGACAAAGCAGGTAATCGATATCGCAGTAGCTAAGAAGCTTCAGTACAAAATCAGCAAATGCTTGATTATCTGTTGTGTCAATGGTCTGAAGTATAACTGGCAGAATGAGATAAGCATTCACAGCAACGAAACTGGTTACATTCTTGGTAACAGAAACGGCAAAGTAAAGGGTAACAAAGAGAAGCTGGCTGATTTAGAGAACATCGATGACATAGACAGCTACTTCATTATCACAAATATAGAGAGCATCCGCGATGAGTCAATACAGACTAAGATAAGCGAGCTTTGCAAATCAGGTAAGATTGGTATCATTGCTGTTGATGAAGTACATAAATGTAAAGACCCAACAAGTCAGCAGGGTAAAGCACTGTTAAAGCTTGAGCCTAAGGTAAGAATCGCGATGACAGGTACACCCGTTATGAATCAGCCCATTGACTTGTTCATCATACTAAAGTGGTTAGGATATGAGAGTCATGCCTTTTACAGCTTCAAAAAGCACTATTGCGAGTATGGTGGATACGGAGGGTATGAAATCATCGGTTACAAGAATCTTGATGAACTTGGCGAGAGACTTAATGAAATCATGCTAAGACGTTTAAAGAGTGATGTGCTTGACCTTCCCGAAAAGCTTTACATTGATGAGTTTGTCGAGCTTACACCTAAGCAGTTACAGATTTACAAAGAAGTTACAGCAGATATTCAAGCAAACATCGACCAGATAAAGAAAGCAAGTAATCCACTTGCTGAGTTAATCAGAATGAGACAGGCGACTGGTTACACCGGCATTCTTTCAAGCAGTATCAGAGAGAGCGCAAAGCTTGACAGAATGGAAGAGCTTGTTGAAGAAGCTGTAGCAAATGAAAAGAAAGTTGTCATCTTCAGCAACTGGACACAGATGACAACACCAATTCGTGAAAGACTTGAGAAAAAGTATTATTGTGTATCAATCACTGGTGAGCTTAACGCTGAAGCAAGAGAGACAGCAAAGAATGAGTTCCAGAACAATCCCAAGTGTAAAGTCATCATCGGAACGACAGGAGCGATGGGAACAGGCTTAACACTTACAGCTGGTACAGTAGAAATCTTCATGGATGAGCCTTGGAACAGAGCTAACAAAGAGCAGGCAGAAGATAGATGCCACAGAGTTGGTACAAAAGAGAACGTAACAATCTATACACTGCTTGCAAAGAACACCATCGATGAGAGAATACATCAGCTGGTTTACAAGAAAGGCGCGATGGCAGATATGTTAGTAGATGGAAAACTTACAGTCAACAAAGAGGAAATCTTAGATTTCCTCCTGTCGTAAGACAGTTTAAAAAAAGAGATTGACAGCGCATTTTAAATGTGTTATGTTATGTTTAAAGTAAATGTTTATAGAAAGGAGGAATGAATATGGCAACTAAAGAAAGACGCATCAAAGTTGAGGAGCTTGCGCTGTCAGTTGGTGTATCTGTTAAGACAATCAATAACTGGTATGCATTCAAACAGGCAGAGCCTGACCATGAGCTGTCAAAGCTTCTTCCTGACTTTGAGCAGGACCATGCAAGAGGTACAAGAAGCTGGAAATTCAGTGACATCTGGAAAGTCAAAGAATTTAAAGAGAAGATACCCATCGGTCGTAATGGAGCTATGGGTGCAATAACACAGAAGTATGTTAAAAAGGGAGAGTGATACTATGACATTAGAAAACACTGTTGATTTGATGTTGTCAACAGATTATAGGGAACGTTTTGTAGCTGAGTATAAGCAGACAAAAATCAGATATGACAAATTGCATTCAACTATTGTAAAGATGGAAGCAAATACGCTTGGTTTTGAACCCGCATGTAGTCTTGAGCTTTTACGTAAGCAGGCAAAACTTATGGGCAAGTATTTACATGTACTTGAGATACGCGCAGAGATTGAAAAGATTGATTTGAGTTTACCTATATAAGGAGGAAATTATGAGTACACAGAAGTTGGATGAGTTAATACCTAAGTTTGCACAACATAAAGCAGAAGCCGGCGAGTTGAAGAAAGTATGCGACTCCGAAAACGCAGAAATCAAAGAAATCATGTTACAAGAAGGAATCAAGAAGTACGAATCAGACGGCTATGTGGCAAACTATGTCGAAGCTGTAAAAGAGAGCATGAACGAGGAAAAGTTGTTATATTTGCTTCATAACACTTTCACTAAGAAGCAGTTGAAGGAAATGAAGCTGATTAAGACTGTTGAGCAAGTTGATGAGAACACGCTTGAGAACGCGATTTACAACAATCTTGTAGGACCTAAGTTTGTTGAAGAGATGTCAAGCTGTAAAGAGAAATCAGTCACAGTCAGCTTGAGAATAAGCCAGAAGAAAGGATGAGCATTGTGCCAGTAAAGACAACAAAGAAAGTAACAACAAAGACTACAAAAGCAAAAGAGAAAGCTTACGAAAGCATTGCCAAAATCACGGTAATCGCGGCCACGAGTCGTGCAAGCGTAAAGATAAAGGATAACTACTTTACAGTAGAATACCACGAGGAAAGAGCAATTCCTGACGTTACAGGAGTAGATATTGAGAAAGAAAGACAGTTTTTATGGGATACTGTAAATGCTGAGTGTGATAATCAGATTGATGAGATTTCAAGGACTTTTAAATAGTTGTTGACAATCTGAAATAAACATGTTATACTACTATTATGACAGTGATTAACTGTTATATGCTAAACAAACAGGTCAAGTAACATCTTCCCCGACATTTGTTACTGAGTATATGAGACCTCATAACCATCGGAAGATGACTTGGCCTAAAAGGTACAAGTTTAGTTGATATCGTATGTCGGGGGACATTTCAACTGAATTTGTACTTTTTATTTTTCTCAGAAAAGAGGTAAATGTGATGCAATCAAAAAATTTTATCGTGATTCATGGGTGGATGATAAACGAACTCAATCTAAAAGGCAATGACTTGTTAGTATATGCACTGATATATGGATTTAGTCAGACAGATAATCAATACTATACGGGAAGTCTTGATTATCTGGCTGAATGGTGCAATAGCACAAAACAAGGCATTATAAAGAATCTTGAAAATCTGTTATCAAAAGATTTAATCGTAAAAGAACAGCTTGGTTACAACAAATACAGATGGTCAACAAAGTTTAACACGATGGTAAACAAAGTTGACCATGATGGTAAACAGAGTTTACCCAATAATATAGCAAGAAAGCATTTAGTAGTAGATAAATCTACTACTAAAGCAAATAAAGAAAGTAAAGAAGAGATAGTACAGGATTTTTTAAATCTTTATCATACAATCTGTAAATCACTTCCAAAAGTAAAATCTATTACCGATAAGAGAAAGAAAGCTATTACAAAGTTGATGAATACTTATACGCTGAATGATGCAAAAGAAGTATTTACAAAAGCAGAAGAATCGAGTTTTCTTACAGGAAAGAATGATAGAGGTTGGAAAGCTGATATTGATTTCATTCTACGTGAGGATAAGTTTATCAGCATACTTGAAGGAAAATATGACTGTAAAAAGAAAAGTGTTTCAGCTGAAGGTAGTTTAAAGCTTGACCGAAGTGTAGATAAAAACAGATTACGAGAGGAGAAAACAAGTGGAAAAGTCGAGAAATTCTAATTGTTGGTATATCGAGAAATGTAAAGATGACTGTTTCATGTGTAATACATATCTTGAAATGAAGTGGCAGATGGATAACAGTGGTCTTCCTGAAAAGCTACAGCGTCCTATTGAACTGTTTATAGTGAATGGGGCAAATGCTTGTGATAGGCCAGCATTCGTGAGGTTATCAGAAATCAGAAAGAATATTACGAACTTTGTTGATGCAGGAAATAATCTGTTTATCTGTGGAAGAAGCGGAAATGGTAAAACAAGTTGGGCAATAAAGCTTTTACACACTTTCTTTCATTACAGAGCTTCAGGAAATTATGAGAAGCTTCAAGGTATGTTCATATCACTTGGAGATTTACTCATCAAATTAAAAGACTTTAACAACCCAATAACAAAAGAGTTTCGAGATAATATCGAAAAAGTTCCATTGGTTGTTTGGGACGATATATGTCTGACAGGTATATCACAGTATGACTACACGCAGATTTACACGCTTATAAATAACAGAATGCTTGCAGGTAAGTCAAATGTATTTACTACTAACATATCCAACATAAAAACGCTTGAAGAAGTGTTTGGAGAACGATTGGTAAGTCGTATTTACAATTCGAGTGAGATAATAGAGCTTAAAGGGAAGGATATGAGATAATGGTTGATTTACAGATTATATCAAAAGTGCTGAGTACGAGAAGTCTTGCTATCATGCAAGATAATAACATCACAGCTGATTATTTTCCCGAATACAAAGAGGAAATTGATTATATATTAGAGCATTATGAGAAATATGGAAATGTACCTGATAAAGCTACATTCCTTAATGAGTTTTCAGATGTCGAGCTTGTAGAAGTCGCAGAGAGCGACAGATATCTGGTGGAGAAGATTCGAGAAGAATACCTTTACTTCAGGTCAGTTCCTGTCATTACAAAGGCCGCAGAGCTTTTAAAGACAGATTCAAACGTGGCCGCTGAGTATCTTATAAGCGAGATGCGACACTTACAGCCTGAGTACGATGTTGGTGGTGTTGATATCATCAAGGATGCTGTAAACAGATATAGGCAGTATCAAGAGAGAAAGACACATCAAAATGACTGGTTCTTCACATGTGGCTTTGAGGAGCTTGATGGTCTGATTCATTGCATACAGCGTAAAGAGGAATTTATCGTCATCGTAGCGCGTACTAACATGGGTAAAAGCTTTGTGCTTGAAAAGATATGTACGCACATATGGGAGATTGGTTACAATGTTGGGTATGTATCACCAGAGATGTCAGCAAGCAGTGTAGGTTATCGTTTTGATACGCTGTATAAGAATTATTCAAATACAGGCTTGATGTGGTCAAAAGATGGTGTTGATGATGCAGACTATAAAGCATATACTGAGAAAGTCACAGAGCGTGATAACAAATTCATAGTGGCTACACCCGCAGATTTTCAGCGACAGATAACAGTCACCAAGCTGAAAAATTGGGTAAAGAAGTACAAGCTTGATTGTATCGCAGTCGATGGCATTACGTATCTTTCTGATGAGCGTTATAAGCGTGGAGATTCAAAAACCACGATGCTTACAAACATAAGTGAGGATTTAATCGCGCTGAGTGTAGAACTTGAGATTCCTGTCATGGTAGTAGTTCAGGCGAACAGAAATGGCGTTATAGATACAGATAAAGACGGTGTGCCTGAGCTTGAGAGCATCAGAGACAGTGACGGTATAGCAATGAATGCCACAAAGGTTCTTTCAATCAGACAGACAAAGGATAATGTGCTGAAGATAGGAGTCAAGAAAAACAGATATGGTACAGTTGGTGGTGAAGTAGCATATAATTGGGATATTGATACTGGAACATTCACATACTTACCTACTGTTGATGATGCTGTAGCGCGTGACAATAAACCGCGTGAAGAAAGAAAGCGCAATACTAAAAAGTCAGATGCTAAGGAGGACGTATTCTGATGAAGATAGGCGAGACCTATTACAATGTCGAGCTGTCAGATATTCTTGATGAGCTGGCTATTCAGCTACAAGCTAATGGAATACAGCTTTTACAAAAGCGTAACAATCTACAGACGCATATTATGGTTCAATGTCCATATCATAGCGGAGGGCAAGAGAAGAAGCCTTCCGCAGGACTGAGAAAAGATGATGGAAAGTTTCATTGTTTCGCATGTGGCGAGATTCACAGCTTGACGGAAGTGATTTCATTCTGTTTCGGTAAAGATGATGACATATTAGGAAAGTTTGGTAATAAATGGTTACTCAAGAACTTTTCACATCTTGA